ACACCCGGCGCTGCCGGTCGTATAACCGTCGGCGCAGCCGCAACTACAAATCCACTATATGCTGATCTCACTGAAGCAACTTCTGCAACAATTAACCAACTACGCCAAGCATTTCAGATTCAAAAACTTTTGGAACGAGACGCTCGGGGCGGTACTCGATACACTGAAATTATTCGCGCTCACTTTGGCGTTGTCAGTCCTGATGCTCGCCTTCAACGTCCGGAGTATCTCGGCGGAGGATCGACCGATATCAATATCAATCCGATCGCTCAAACAAGCAGTTCTACTGTTACTGGATCGTCTACCCCTATGGGTACACTTGCTGCTATGGGTACTGCCCTGGCTCATAATCATGGATTTACTCAATCGTTTACTGAGCATGGCGTAATCATCGGCCTCGTATCAGTACGTGCCGATCTTACATACCAACAAGGCTTACCACGTATGTGGAGCCGTTCAACACGATATGACTTCTATTTCCCAGCCTTTGCGCATTTAGGAGAGCAGGCCGTCCTAAACAAAGAAATTTATGTCCAGGGCGAAGCTTCGGACGACGATGTCTTTGGCTATCAAGAACGCTGGGCTGAGTATCGTTACAAACCATCTCAAATCTCTGGGCTATTCAAATCTACTGCTGCCGGAACTCTTGACGGCTGGCATTTAGCCCAGAAATTCAATACATTACCAACCTTGAATGCTACTTTTATTCAAGATACCCCACCGTTAGATCGCGCTTTAGCCGTAGGCAGCGAAGCTAACGGACAACAATTCCTATTTGACTCATTCTTTGATGTCAAAATGGCTCGACCAATGCCAATGTACAGCGTACCTGGCTTAATTGATCATTTCTAATGTCTATAGGATTTAAAGACCCTTTAGCATCTTCCGGAGGGGGGATGCTAACTAATACCGCTTCCGGTGCTGCTGCCGGAAGCTCCTTCGGTCCTTGGGGATCCGTAATAGGAGCCGGAATAGGTGCTGCAGCATCTTTATTTGGCGGAAAAAAACAAAATGATCAAAGTGCACAAATGGCGCAGCAACAAATGGCGTTTCAAGAACGCATGCGAGCCACACAATATCAAACTGCTGTAGCCGATCTTAAGGCTGCAGGCCTTAATCCCATGCTTGCCTATTCACAAGGCGGAGCGGGCACCCCAGTAGGTGCAACCGCACAAATGGGAAATCCATTAGGCGAAGCCGGAGCGTCAGCTAGAGAAGCTGCAATGGCAGTTGCACAATATCAACAATTAAAAACGCAAAATGAGCTTACATATGCTCAAGCTGCTCAATCTATGGCAGCTACTGGTTTGCAAGATCAACAAGCAAAAACAGAAATTGAAAGACAAGCATTAATTCGTGCTGAAACTGCACGAGAAAATGCAAAAAATCCTGGTTACAAAAGATTTGGTGCATTAACTGATTCGCAAATTGCTAACTATGACGCAACTGCACGTCAAGCAAGAGCTAATGCTGCAAGACAAGAAGCAGAACTGCCACAAAGCCAATCGATAGGATTGGCTTATAAAACAGTCCCACAAGGACATTTAATAAAAGAAATAGCCAATGTCGGTTCATCCGCATTTGGCGCAGCCGCAGATGTAGCAAGAGCTTACAAATTTGGAAAACTTAACCCTCGAGGACGATAATGAAAAATGCTACCGTATTTTTAAGAACACAATACAACTACGATCACAACGCTGCCTCTAATGCGTCCGGGCTGGTTTGTGAGGAACCCACCCGGGCGCAGCAGCACCATAAAGACGAGTGTGACATTAATGTCATCCTCGAAAGATTCGGTAGAACCGGGCAAGTGCCCGTAAACACCATTAGCGGTACTTATGGCGACTTTTCAGGAGTCCATGACTACCATACCGCACTAAACGCGATAATCGCGTCAGAAAGCGAATTTGCTGCCTTGCCAGCTAAAATTCGTAATAGGTTCGATAACGAACCTTCAAAACTCATCGATTTCCTCGATGATCCAAAAAACCAAGCCGAGGCTGAAAGCCTGGGCTTAACCAATGTTAGCTCTACGGCTAACTACGAGCCTGCTAAAGCAGCCGAAAAACCAGTCACCGAGCCCTCAGAATGAGGGCAGCACAGTTACCTTACTTGATGTAACTGTGCTAGGTGACACTAATCACCTAAAAAACACGATAACCAAGGACATAAAAAATGAAAATGATGAGAAAAAAAGTCAACAAATCAAAGTCCGCTAGGACTTTCCGTAAACAAGCCGGAAAAACGGCTTACGCAAATCTAAAAACCAACCCGATGCGGGGCGGTATTCGACTTTAATTAACTAAAAGGACCACCTCACATGGCCTGTTATCACCCACTAACCGCTTACCTAAGTGGACACCAAACAAATAATGCGACCGGCAAATCATTTCGCCGAGTCTCATTTAAGGAAACTGACGAGCACGATCGTCAGATTTCCCTACCCTGCGGCCAATGCGTTGGCTGCAGGCTAGAACGCTCACGCCAGTGGGCAACGCGCTGCATGCATGAAGCGCAACTACACGAAAACAACTGTTTTATAACCCTCACTTATAATAATGAAAACCTACCTGAAAATGGACAGCTCATTCATGAGCACTTCCAAAAATTCCTTAAGCGATTCCGAAAAAGTATCGCACCTATCAAAATTCGTTACTACATGGCTGGAGAATACGGCTCAAGTTTCGGCAGACCTCACTTCCACGCCTGTATCTTCGGATACGATTTTCATGATAAGAAATTACACGAAAGGACTTCCGCTGGTAGTCTCATTTATACATCCGAAAAGCTTGCAAAGCTCTGGACATATGGTTATTCCTCCATTGGAGACGTTACATTCGAGTCAGCTGCATACGTTGCTCGATATATTATGCAAAAACAAACAGGAAAAGTAGACCCAAATCATTACACCTTCTGTGATCTTAAAACAGGAGAACTTATTAAACTAGAACCTGAATACAACAGAATGAGTCTACGTCCAATATCAAACATAAAAGGCGACCCCGGAGGGATAGGCGCCGAATGGTATAAAAAGTACAAAAACGATGTATACCCTCACGATTTCGTAGAAATTCGTGGAAAAAAAATAAAACCACCAAAATACTATGATCAACTTTATTCTAAGGAAAACCCTTATGAATACGATCAAATACTTTACAACCGAGAAAAACAAGCTAAACTAAAGCCTGAAGAACATAGCTATGAACGCCTGCTCGTCAAAGAAACGGTAACAAAAGCTAAACTTCAAAAACTTAAACGAAAACTCACATAAGGAAAAAACCTCATGAAACAAATTATCTGTACCGTTAAAGATCGAGCCGCAGACGCATATGGCCGTCCGATGTTCGTACCATCTGCTGGAGTAGCCATCCGTTCTTTCTCAGATGAAATTAATCGTAATAATGCTGACAATCAGCTTTACAACCACCCCGACGACTTCGACCTATACGAATTGGGCGAGTTCGACGATAACAGTGGATTATTCTCTTTACATGAACAACCAAAACTATTATCGTTAGGCAAACAGGTAAAAATTTCCTAACTAAACCCACCTCGTGGAAGGGCGGGGCGAAAGCCCCACCCTCTTCCAGAGGACACTACCAAGGACAACAATGCACCGCAATCGCTCAGTAAATACACACCAATTCGCAATGGTGCCACGCGCTGATATTCCACGTTCAAAATTTGACGTACAAAGCGCACACAAAACTACACTCGATTCGGGCTATCTTGTTCCCGTATACGTGAACGAAGTGCTCCCCGGGGACACGTTCAATTTTAAAATGACTGCCTTCGCACGAATGGCAACACCAATCTATCCAATTATGGATAACATGAAGCTAGATAGCTTCTTCTTCTTTGTTCCCAATCGCCTGTTATGGGATAACTGGCAAAAATTCATGGGGGAACAAAATGACCCGGGCGATAGTATTTCATATCTCGTCCCGACAACAACAAGCCCAGAAGGCGGTTACGCAGTAAATAGCCTACAAGATTACATGGGCTTACCTACCGTAGGTCAAATACCGGGCACTGCTAAAGTGACCCATTGCTCGTTCTGGCCACGAGCATATAACTTGATCTGGAACGAATGGTTCCGTGATCAAAACTTGCAGGATTCTTTACCCGTAGACCGTGACGACGGTCCGGATAGTCCTGCAGATTACACATTACAACGTCGCGGCAAACGCCACGACTACTTCACATCAGCATTGCCATGGCCACAAAAAGGCGATAGCGTTTATTTGCCATTAGGCACATCTGCACCTATTAAAACATCAGCAACTACCGCTGGCGCTAAC